TGACAAACGGGTCTACTATCAAGATTGCGTCAGTTAGTCGAGTTGATTCAGCTGTAGGTCGCTCCTACGATTTGATCATATTTGACGAAGCTGCGCTAAATGATGGTGGTGGGACGGCGTTCAATGTCGCTCTATTACCTACTCTAGATAAGTATAATAGTAAATGTTTATTTATCTCGACACCGCGAGGTGTTAACTGGTTTAGAGAGTTTTTTGATCGGGGATTCAATAAAGATGTTGATCTTTCCGAGTGGTTATCCATCCATGCTGACTATAAAGAGAATCCTCGTGCTAGTGCTAAGGCAGTAGCTAACGCTAAAAAGACTATGTCTCATGCTGAATTTGAGCAAGAGTATGTGGCTAACTTCGTGACGTTCGAAGGTCAGGTATGGTCGCTAGACCAAGACTGTATTCAGGACTTGACTGCGATGATTAACTCTGTTGTTAATAATCCAGGACGTACTGAAATTATAGCTGGACTTGACCTTGGCTTCCGCGACCAGACCGCTCTCGCGGTACTGGCGGTAGAGCAGAACGAAGATGGTCTAAACGTATATCATCTGCTAGACGAATACGTGGCTGTTCATAGATCTACGGAAACTCATGCTCAGGAAATAAAGAATCGTGTTGACTTGTATGATTTAGATTATATATTTTGTGACTCTGCTGCGGCTCAGACTCGTTATGACCTGGCAGCGACTTACGATATTAGTACAGTGGGTGCGATTAAATCCGTTATAGATGGCATCGGCGCCGTAGGTGCCGTGATAGATAACAACCGTTTGATCATTCATGATGAGTGTGTAGAGAGTATATATGCGGTGCGCAACTACAAATGGAAGGGGATGGTAGACGCAGGGGTGTGGAATATAGAGAACCAAAAACCAGAACACAACCGCGCTTCGCATTGTGCAGACGCGATTCGATATGCAATTTATACTTATGAAAGAAGTATGGGAGGAATAACTTGAAACCTGAAACAGTAGAAAAATTAATGCTTTATGCTAAAGCTATAATTATAGGTTTAGTATGTATAGTAGCTTTTGAAACAGTTAAAGCTGATGACGACTCAGATTGTCGGGGGAACCCTCACCATTGTGAAGGACCACCTGGTCCCGCTGGTCCACCCGGACCTGTAGGACCACCAGGCGAACCTGGAGAACCGGGACCACCCGGACCCACTGGACCGCAGGGCCCTGCAGGGCCTCCAGGACCACAGGGTGAAGTAGACTATACTTGGATCCTTGAGACTCGTACATTTCATGAGAAGTACGGACGTTTTGCTGCTGCAATGGAGTCAGTTCAAATTCATTTACCACAAGATCAACATTCGCGAGTAACGTTTGGTGTTGGTAGGGTGCAGGGGAATACTGGATTAGGCATAGGTTATGCTTTTAAAAATGAAGATGGGTTAGCCCTTACTTTCGGCCTAGGTACTAGTGGTGGTGAGAATGTCGGTAAAGCTAGCGTTGGATTTGAGTTCGGTGGTAGTTCTAAAAAGTCTTTTACTGCAACTGACTATAAGGCCGAACTACAGTGCGCTTATGTAGGGGGTGAACTATCTCTTACTAATGAATGTGTCTTAATAAAAGAGTGAACGGTTGCCTTTTTATATTAGGTGCAGTCTTATTAACTTGGTTAATAATAACCGGAATATATGCCTGGTTAGGGGGATGGGGACTATTAGCTTTCCTAATAGTATGGTTTTTATTAACTGCATTAGATGGATAACAAATTCCATAGACCTAAAATAAAAATACTTCTTGACATACTGCCAAAAGTATGTCATTATATATTAAATATGAACAAAAAATCAAAATATAACATTTATTTTTGTTATGTCTACACTTAAAAGAATTCCAATTAAATATGTCCGTGATCGAGCTAAGAGTCGCTATGATAAGGAGGCTCATTGCTTTGTGTGTGGAGTTGATGGGTCACTAGATTTCCATCACCTCTTTACTGTGGACATATTATTTGATAATTGGTTGAGAGATAATAAGATAAAGATACACTCTGCTGAAGATATTATTGCAGTTCGTGACGACTTTATAGAGAGTCACATATTTGAAATGTTCGAGTATGCTAAAACTCTATGCAAAATTTGCCATAAGCGACTGCATGCCGTATACGGACAGCGCCCCAGTTTGGCAACCGCCCAGAAACAAGAAAGATGGTTAGTTAAACAAATGGATAAGAGATGTTTGAAGGAGAATGGGCAAATATAATACAAGATTACGGATCATATATGGTAGGGTTTACGGCAATATTAAGGTCCTTACTTAAATTTCACCAAATGGTGGCACTTCTATAAAAGATAAAGTTGATGAAATCTATACCGATTTAAATTTGGTTAATGAAAGACAACGAGCACTTCTGGCAGATTCTGAATTTGCTCATTTTGAAATGGATGCTGACGGTAACTATACATGGGTTAATCGTACGTATACTAGATTAGTTAAACGTAATCCTAGCGAATTAATGGGGCATGGTTGGCACAACTGTATCGCCCAGGACGAAAGAGATTATGTTATAACTGCTTGTAATACTGCGCTTAAAGAAAATAGAGAGCTGAGCATAACTTTTAATTTTGAAACTCCTTGCGGAGACTTGAAAAAAGTCAGAGGCAGTAGTTACAAAATGACTAATCCAAAAGGAGAAACAGTAGGGTTTTTGGGGAAACTTAAAATTCTATAATAATTTATGAGCCTATTAAAAGACTTACAGTACGTATTTAAAAATAGAGCACAACCAGCTATTCATAGCCTAGAAGGGGGAATAATAGATAGTGCTCCAAAACGATTTTTCTTCGAGAAGTCTTATGACTATATCGAAGTAGTAAGACGCGGAGTGGATCTAATTGTAGATTCAGCCGCAGAAATAGATATTAATATAACAGATACATTACCGATACCAACAGCACATGAAGGTAAGGGTAGGATAAAACAAAAGCAGTTGTTAACAACTCTTAATTTTAGACCTAATGCCAATGAAGATATAAATACTTATAGACGTCAACTAGTAATGGATTTCGTCTTAACAGGTAATTGCTATCAGTATTGGGATGGTCGGGATTTAAATCACCTACCTGCCGAATTAGTACGTGTAGTCAGTGGTAGTACTAATAAGATTAAGCACTACGAATATGACGATAAGAAGTTTTTTCCAAAAGAAATTATTCATACTAAGGATAATTCTGCTACATCAGTTTATGTAGGAAAGTCCCGATTGTTTAGCGCCAAGCGCAGTATTACTATACTGCAAAGTATGCTTAATTTTCAGGAGAACTTTTTTGAGAACGGAGCTGTACCAGGTCTGATAATTCAAACACCCAATATTTTAGGGGCTAGAATTAAAGACAAGTTACTAGCAGACTGGACACGAGTCTACAAACCTAATGTAGGTGGTAGACGCCCTATAATTCTAGATGGTGACATGAAAGTTAATCCATTAAGTCAGACTAAGTACAATGAACTAGAATTTGAGAACTCCGTTACAGGACATGAAACAAAGATTTTAAAAGCATTAGGGGTTCCCCCTGTACTTTTAAATTCTGGTAACAATGCTAATTTAAGACCTAATATACAATTATTTTATGAAACAACAGTTTTACCGGTTGTAGCTAAAATCATAGGTTCATATGAGAAGTTTTTTGCTTGGGATATGGAACCAGAGGTTGCTAAAGTTCGATCTTTACGACCTGAAATGAAAGAAGCTGGCCAGTATTATACAGGATTAGTTAATAACGGTATTATAACCGTTAACGAAGCGCGAATGGAACTAAGGTTAGATCCTGTTACAGATGATGAGTTGGCAGATAAACTTCGCCAACCTCAGAATATAACAGGTAGCGCTACAGATCCCGCCGAAGGTGGAAGACCATCCGAAGATGAGGAAGAAGACGATTAAATTTAATCGAGGAAAAATTATGCTAACGAAAGACAAAGTTCTAAAACTCTACGTTCCTTTTACGAAGGAAGAAAGTGAAGAGGACGATGATCTTCGTATTACTGGACATGCTAGCACGAACGATGAAGACCGTTCAGGCGATATTATTGTATCTGATGCATGGAAAAAATCAGGAGCTCTAGTTAATTATCTTAAAAACCCGGTCATACTGGCTTATCATGATCCGTCGCGACCAATAGGTAAGACCATTAATCATGAGGTTGATGAGAAAGGTTTAAAGATAACAGCTAAGATTAGCAAGGCAGCAGGAGATATTGTAGGACTTATAAAAGAGGGGATTTTATCCGCTTTTAGTGTAGGTTTTATGATTAAAGAAGCGGATTACGCTCCTAAATCTGGGGTATTCTTTATCAAAGATTTAGAGTTGTTAGAAGTTAGCGTTGTATCTGTACCAGCTAATCAAGAAGCACTTTTCAGTATCGAAAAGAACTTTAAAAGTTCCGAAGATTATAAAGAGTTTAGAAATCAATTTATCAAGTCAGAAAGTGAGGAGACTTTAATGGATGATAAGACCAAGGATAAGGTTGAAAATCAACCTATCGATGTTGCGGCATTAGCCTCGCAGATTACTTCAATGGTAAAGGGTGAAATCTCTGCTGAGAGGGAAGCTGCTGAGAAGGCTGAAGCTGCTAAAAAAGAGGCTGCAGCACAAATTGATGCTGTTGCTACTACTGCTGCTGACCGTTTGATCAAAGATCTACGGGAAGAACTAGTAGAAAAGGACGGAGATATTGCTGAAGCATTAGCTGAAGTTAAGAAAGCTCTAAGTGAAGGTCTAGAGACCAAAGAACTAGAAGAGACTTTCTCTGCTGAACGTCCAAATAGAATGAAATTCGTTGAAGCGAACAAGGGTGCTCCTCTTGCAATGCTTACTGATGACGAAAAAGATGGAATGCTTTACGCTTCTAAAGTAGCAGGTTGTTCAGTTACGGAAACAAAACTGTTCAAAGAATATGCTAAGAAATCTAATATGGAGCATTGGGATTCAACTGTAACAGGTGAATGGGAAGACGAGTATTCTACTCGTGTTTATGATGCAATGCGGGAACAACTAGTAGTTGAACCTCTATTTACATCTATTCCTATGAGTACACCTACACTTAATCTACCGATTAATCCTGAAGCTGGAGACGCTACTTGGGTACATAGTACTGCGTATCGTTCAAGCATCAGTGCAGAAGATGAATCTACAAGTGGAGCTTCTGGTGGTGATGCAGTTAATCACGAAATCAATGAGCAAGTACTAATCGCTTACAAACTAGCTACACGTGAATACGTTGGTTATGAGGAAGAAGAAGATAGTATTGTTAGCTTGGCACCGATTATTCGTGAAGCTGTAGCTCGCAGAATGGCACGTACATCTGACCTAGCTTACTTACGTGGTGGAGGTGTTACAACTTCTGCTTCTTTCGATCCTATTACTGGATTAGAAAATCGTGGCGCTAGTACTACAGATGTGACAGTAGCCGGTGCTGCTGCCTGGGGTGCAAACTTCTCAGAAGATGATGTTGCAGATATGCGTCGTAATCTTGGACTTTATGGTATAGACCCAAGTCAACTAGTATTTATCGTTTCACATGATTTATACTACGAGATTCTGAAATCTACTAACTTCAAGACAGTTGATCTGTATGGACCAGCTGCTACTATTCATAGTGGTGAAGTTGGAAGAATCTTTGGTGTAAGAGTACTTGTTTCACAAATGTTTGACAATGCCGCTATTACTACCGGAACACTCGGAACAACTGTTGGTATTATGTGTCGTCCAAGTAACTTCCTTACTGGTATACTTCGTGGTATCACTACAGAGGCTGATCGTGACAT